ACTTATGCAACTCAAAAGAGAAGTACACTACAAGTGCGAAATTGGTGAGATGGGTGAATGGGAATGTCAGGGAGCTAATAAATATTTAAATAAATCTCTTGATGTATTAGATGAATACTGTCAATGAAAATTATACTCTTATACTATTACTATGCTTAACACCACTCTTAGTGGTGTTTATTATTATGAAGCTTGCTTTATGGTTAACTGAAACGAATTCGTTTCGCAATGAAACTGAAAAACTCAAAAGGATGCAACGTGGTCCTTATGAAGTTTGGGATGATGAGGAGGATGACAAATGGGAATAAAACATAGTTATAATAATCCATCAACACCTCGTGCTGACTTATCTAAGGTAGAAGCAGGTAGTGATGATGATGGGTTTGGATTTGCTGGTGCTAAAACTATCATTGATAAAGATGGATGGAGACAAAGAGCACCAGTAAGTGATAGAGAATGCATCCGTACATGTTTACACAACAGTATAAATTTATGTGGTGTTGAAAAAGAACAGGTGAAAAGACTTTACATTAAATATGGAGGCAAAGAAATTATATGATTGAAGATGGTGATAAGATTGTAAAGATGGTGCTGATGAGTCCGCATGAAGCAGACCACTTATATAAAAAGAAAGATGGTACATTCTACTGGCAACATCATAGAAAGGATGGTGACACCTATTCTATACCAGAGATACAGATGGAGATGTTTCCACCTCCACCACCTAAGAAGGTTGAAGTTGGCACAGATGCACCACATCATAATATACTAGAGAAATACTATGGTAAGGACTGGAAACCTACACCACAAGAAGGACTTGAGGATCATTACTAATGCACCCTAACGGTTATACTAAAGAGATGATCAAGGAGATGCTAGGCACTGCTTGGTTGGACAAATCTAATATGCCTGAGACTGGTAATCAGATCAGAAGAAGAAAGGGACAAGAGATGAGAGCAGGAACAAGACCCTATCCTAAATACCCATCAAAGGAGTCAAGGATAGCAGACACTTCAGGTATGTTTGATGACAATGGACAGTATGTTTACCCACCTAACAGTGGGTTTAATTATATGCAGAAGATAGATCCCAATTCTCCTTGGAAGGTTAAGGTATCATAATTATGTTTGTAGTACCTGAATACACATGTAAGCATCCTATATTTCCTCATCACAATACTGTTGATCTAATGTATGATACTATTAACAAACATGAGTGTGAGCAAAAAGATTGGTATGCTTATCTTGATTTTATAACTAATAACCAATACGATTTTGGAGGAGGATGATGAACACCCCTAATTGGCAGCATCACTCTAAGAAGGATGCCAAACGAAAACTTAAACCTCAAGCACTACGTGCTGCAAGAGAAAGACGCAGACAGTTGATAAAGCGTCTACTGAACCCCACCAAGCGTGGGGTTTCGTCTTATTATGGGTTCATAAATAGTAAGTAGCTTTAGTAGTTGACATGTCCGCTAAGTGGTATAAAGAACAACCTTCTAATAGAAATTTCTTAAATCCAATTGGTTTTCTCCTCAAACTGGATAGGTTTGCTGGAGTGGATTTCTTTTGTCAAACAGCAAACGTACCTGACGTTACAATGCCTACTACGGAAGTAGCAAGTCCATTTAGGAACTTGCCTATCTATCCTGGTGGTGGGATATCATTTGGTGATTTTACTGTACGTTTTATTGTTGATGAAGATTTAAAAAACTATTATAGTATTCATGCTTGGATGCGTGATGTTGGTAATGCAGATCAGATGCAGAGAGAAATATTAGAATCTGACATCTACACGGAAGGACAACTGCATATAGTTACATCCCAATACAATCCAGCATTTGTGATACAGTTTAAAAACCTATTCCCTATTGGGTTATCAAATTTACAATTTGATGCTACAATGACAGATGCAGAATACATTACTGCTGAGGTTACCTTTAAACACCAAGAATTTTACATTCGTGATAAAAACTTAAAACCCTTATGAATTTTGAATCTCTTCGTAATAAATTTGAAAAATTAAGAGAAGACTGGGCAGAAGATTCTGCTGTTGATTTTCAATTTAAGAACAAACAATATAGTACAGATCTAGGACAACTTGCTCTTACGATCCCATTTCAACACAATAAATACTTAAACCATTACACTGACATTCAACAGATTAAAACCTCTCTGGAGTTTCAGATCCGTAAAGTGGTTAGAGAGAAGCGTGAGTATTACTCTGGCGAAGCAGACGCTAAGACATACGCCGCTAAACCATTCGGAACTTCAATTAAGACTCAAGATAAAATGAAAGTTTATGTAGAGTCTGATGATGATGTTATCAACCTAGAAGCAAAAATTAAATACTTAGACCAGATGCTTTATTGGTTAGATCAAGTCATGAGACAAATTTCCAACAGAGGGTTTCAAATCAAGAGTGCAATTGAGTGGGAAAAATTCGTTAATGGACAATGACAACTACTCTTAGTGTAAAAAAGAAAAACGAAGTCTATATTACTATAGAGTCTGCTCAGGAACATGTGCATCATGAACTGTCAGATTATTTTTCTTTTGAAGTACCAGAAGCAAAATTTTTAAAGAAGAATCCTAGATACAAATATTGGGATGGAACTATTCGTCTGTACTCACCAGGTACAGGTGAACTTTATCATGGTCTAATAAAACATTTAGAATTATGGGCTGACGAAAGGCAATATAATATTGAGTATGAAAAGAATGATTGGTATGGAGACATTACAGATGATAATAGGTTTGTATCTCCACCAGGTATAAAAACCTTCATGGATAAAATATCTAAAGTTAAACCTAGACCATACCAATACAAAGCAGTCTATGATGCAATAAGAAACAATAGAAAGTTATTTCTTTCTCCTACGGGATCTGGGAAGTCTCTTATGATCTACTCCATAGTCAGATACTATGCTGCCACCGCAAAGAAGATACTTATAATCGTCCCAACTACTTCCCTTGTTGAGCAGATGGTTGCCGATTTCATCGACTACGGTTGGGATGCTGATTCTCATATTCATAAGATTTATGGTGGTAAGGATAAAATAACTGATAAGAATATTATTATATCAACTTGGCAATCAATTTACAAGTTTCCCAAGAGATATTTTGATGACATAGATTGTGTGATCGGTGACGAAGCACATCTATTCAAGAGTAAATCATTGACTGGCATCATGACTAAGTTGCATAATGCTAAGTATCGCTTTGGTTTTACTGGAACCCTAGACGGAAGCAAAACTCATAAATGGGTACTAGAAGGCTTGTTTGGTGATTGTGAACAAGTGACAAAAACTGATTCATTGATTAAAGAAGGTTACTTATCTAAATTTAGGATTAAAATCTTATTATGTCAACATGCTCCTCAGTATTTTGAAACATATCATGATGAGATAGATTACATAGTCGAACATAAAGGAAGGAATAACCTGATTAAAAATTTAGTAAGAGACCTAGATGGTAACACTCTTGTGCTGTTCAATTATATAGAGAAGCATGGAGAACCCTTATACGATCTCATAAATAGTAATGTAGATTCCTCACGCAAAGTATTTTTTGTGCATGGAGGAACTGATGTAGAAGATCGAGAAGAAGTACGCAAACTAACAGAGGAGGAAGACAATGCAGTCATTGTTGCCAGTTACGGCACATTCTCAACTGGAATTAACATTAAGCGTCTTCATAACATCATCTTTGCATCGCCCTCTAAATCCCGCATACGAAACCTACAATCAATCGGTAGAGTTCTTAGGAAAGGAGAAGGCAAGGACATAGCAACTCTGTATGATATTGCTGATAATATTGGTGGTCAGAACTATACTATCAAACATTTAAATGAGAGAGTAAACATATACAATGAAGAAAAATTTAAGTATGAGGTTATTAAAGTAAACCTTAGGGCAAACTAATATGGAAGAAGAATTTTATGCAAATTTAAAATTGGTATCAGGTGAAGAAATTATTTCTAAAATCTGCTATCTTACTGAAGAGGATAGAATTTTATTGGATAGACCACTCTCTGTTGAGAATGCTAGAAAAAGACAGGGTGCATTAGAAGTATCAGGGTTTCATTTAAAAGAATGGATGAACGCTACCCTTGAAGATGAATTTATTATACCTAAAGACAAAGTTATTACTATCATTGAGATTGAAGGAGAAATACTTGACTTCTATAAAAAAACCCTTCAAAGAATAGATAGTGGTAAATCTCTAGCAGGTAGAGGAAAAAAGTTGCCCCGTGCTTCGGGGTACGTAGGTTCTGTAAGAGAAATGAAAAAATCTCTAGAGGGCATCTTTAAAAGAAGTTAAAGATACAACCCTTCTGAACCCCTGACAGAGTTATCCTACTCAGGTTTTGAGGATTTGTCAACCCCCCTTTACAAAACCCTTTACAAAACCCTGACTAAGTGGTATACTTGGTACATGATTATATCAGCAACCTAGTGGCATACACCGTAATGGCAAAAAGAAAACAAACCGAATACTACGTCAACAATAAAGAATTTCTTGCTGCCATAGTTGAGTATCGTGACAAAGTGCATACAGCAAAGGAATTGGAACAACCAAGACCTCGTGTCACGAATTACATAGGTTCATGTTTCTTGAAGATTGCTACACATTTATCATACAAACCAAATTTTGTCAACTACATGTTCCGTGAGGACATGATCTGTGATGGTATTGAAAACTGCCTTCAGTACATTGACAATTTTGACCCAGAGAAATCTAAAAACCCTTTCGCTTACTTCACTCAGATTATATACTATGCGTTTTTGCGTAGGATTCAGAAGGAGAAAAAGCAATTAGAGATCAAAGGAAAAATCCTAGAAAGATCTGGATATGATGAGGTAATGCACACCGATACTCATACTGGAGATATGCAAGGAATGAATGCTTCTTATTCTGATATGGGTAGCATCAAAGAAAACATAGAAACTAGAATGAACAGATGACCTATGAGTGGAGACTATGAATCCTACGTATGGTATGAAACATCTTATGGAAGATTTCGTATCGAAAAGAAATGCTTTAGAACGTGGACTAGTTACTGTGAAAAGGGTACGGAACTCCTCACAGCAACGTCGAGGAAAGCTGTCATTCATCTCTCTGGATTCCACTTGGAAGGTCTCGCAACCAACTGGTCAAATGCTAGAATTACTAATCCGAACTTACAATAACCATGAAAATTAAATCACAGTTTTCAACTGAAAAAAGCGATAACGCTAAACCAACAGAGAATCTCGAACAACTATTATCAAGATTCACTAAGAGAATTGCACAGATTAAAGGACAAGAACAAACAGATAAGACAGCAGAACAACTTCATTATCTTCGTGGTTGCAAAGAGACTATTGAATATCTTATGACTGGTCAGTTACCTAATGATGGAAATCATGATGGTATGAAACATCATAGACCAGTAAAACACGGTGACGTAGGATCTCTAGATTGACAATGATATTTCTTTCTAAACCATCAGTGTATACACTGCCAGGCACATGGGAAAAGCAAGATGCTATAGTCCCACATTTAACTCTTACTCCTGATCAAGGATTTATTTTATTCTTTGGTTTGGTTGTTCTAGGTTTAGTCATCTATGGAATCTATCTCACATTTGGATCAGGTAAGAAGAATTTACGTGACCAGATCGATGAGCATTCTAAGATGCATGAGTTGGGTATAGCACACGGTCATGGTGGAAACAAAGAGGCATATAAGATGTCTGGTAAACTAGAACATAAACATGATGATACCAACTAAGGATTATATGGTTGATGGATGGGACAGATCACCTCATCTAGCAGTACATCCTTATAAACGTGGGAGTAGGCACAATAAAATAGGTATGTGGATCATGTGGACATATTACCTTATCTCTGCTATGATGGTGGTAAGATTAATTTGGGTCTTAAACACATGAACATCTTTGTAACTGATTCAAGTCCTGTCAAATCAGCACAGGTCTTACCTGACAAGCACATCGTCAAGATGCCACTAGAGACATGTCAAATGCTTTCTATTGTAGCATCAGACAAGTGGGGTCATGGTTTTGGCACATTACCTAAAGTTGATGGTTCTCCATACAAGACAGAGAAGGGTGCATTTCGTAATCATCCTTGCACTATCTGGGCACAGACTAACTTTCGTTGGTTGATTGACCATGGTCTAGCATTATGTGCAGAGTATACACACAGATACAACAAGGTACATAGTTGCCAGTATACTATAGAGTGTGCTGACATTATCTTCCCTGACTGCCCACCACCTACTAACTTTACCAGAGCAATGCCTGATGAGTATAAACATGACACAAGCATTGACACTTTTACTGCTTACAAAAATTACATTGGCAGCAAACCTTGGGTTGCATCTAATTATCTTCGTGACCCATCCAGACAACCAGATTGGATAGTATGAGACTAACACAAGAAGTTATTAACAAAATTCAAATAGCAATGACTCACACCAAAATGAATGGTGATGTTAATTGGAAAGATGGTGATGAGATTGATGTGTGTCTTGGTGGCACATTTGCTGGTGATAAATTCATTAGTATCATAAACAGAACACGTAGTAACACAACTAAAATATAATGTGGTATGTTATAGGATGGACTATAGTTACACTATGGTTACTATCAAAATTGGGTGTATTTAAAAAATGAAGATAGCACTGATTACCGATCAACATCTTGATGGGAGAAAAGGTAATATTAATTTTTGGAACTACTGGCAAAAATTTTATGATGATATCTTTTTTCCTACTCTAGAGAAAGAAAAGATTGATACCATTATTGATTTGGGTGATACGTTTGACAATCGAAAGTCTATAGACTTCAATACATATGATCGTATTACTGAAAATTATTTTAAAAAGTTGCAACCATATGAGGTGCATATGCTTGTCGGCAATCATAGCATCTATTATAAGAACACCAATAAAATTAATTCACCTGAGTTACTTCTTAATCAATATAAAAATATTAAAATTTATAAAGAATCTGAAGATGTTAAACTTGGTGGTAAAAATTTCTTAATGCTTCCTTGGATTAATAGGGAGAACTACGATGATGTTTTAAAAACACTTAATAATAGTAAGTCTGATATTTGTTGTGCTCACTTAGAACTTGCTGGTTTTGAGATGACTCCTGGTCTTGTTATGGATCATGGTATGGATCCAAAACTATTTCATCGTTTTGAACGTGTGTGGTCAGGACATTATCATCACAAATCAAAACGAGGTAATATTCAATACCTAGGTAACCCCTATCAGATGTACTGGAATGACTACAAGGATACTCGTGGGTTTCATATCTATGATACTGAAACTGATAGACTTAGATTTATCAAAAATCCATACGAAATGTTTGATAAGATCTCCTACGATGACAGCAACTTTGACTACAACAAATACGATGTGTCTAGTCATAAAAACAAATACATCAAGATCATCGTTGACGAAAAACGTGACTACCAAATGTTTGAAACATTGGTTGATCGTCTTTACAATGTAGGTGCTCATGATGTAAAAATTGCTGAGACTCTAGTTGAAGTAGATGGTGTAGATCAAGCAGATCTAGAAACCAAAGATACCATGACACTTCTTAATGAATATATTGATGAGGTAGAGATGGTTGTAGATAAAACCGATCTTAAGAAACTCATGAGATCTCTATATATTGAAAGTTGTAACGTATCTTAAATGTTTATAGTAACACTAGAGGATCAACCTGATGGTGTATATTCTGTTTTTGATGCTGCAGAAGAAAGAGTAATTCCTATCTTTACTGATGTAGATGACGCTGAAAGGTATCTTATGATGCTACAGGATGATGAAGATTATCCACCCATGCAGCTTGTAAAAATGGAAGATCATGCTATAATAGACGCATGTCATACTAGAGGACAGAAGTTCTCGATCATAACCCCTGACGATTTTATTATTCCACCCGACGACCAAGAATGATTATTTTTAAAAAGATCCGTTGGAAGAATTTTCTCTCGACGGGCAATGTGTACAGTGAAGTTGATCTACTAGGTGCCAAGACTAATTTAATAATTGGAAGTAACGGAGCAGGTAAGAGCACCATATTGGATGCTCTTACTTTTTCTTTGTTTGGAAAACCCTTCCGTAAAATTAGTAAGAGTATGTTGGTTAATAGCATCAATGAGAAAGGTGCTATGACTGAAGCAGAATTTTCTATTGGTAAAGTTGAATATAAAGTTATTCGTGGTATCAAACCTAACAAGTTTGAGATCTTTTGTAATGGGCAACTGTGGAATCAAGAAAGCACAGTTATGGATCAGCAGAAGAACCTTGAGCAGAATGTACTTAAGATGAACTTTAAATCATTCACACAGATTGTGGTTCTAGGTTCATCTACGTTTATTCCTTTTATGCGTTTGCCTATACCACAGAGACGAGAAATTATAGAAGACATACTAGACATACAAGTATTTTCTACTATGAATCTGTTATTAAAAGACAGAGTGAAAGAGAATAATAATGAAGTTAAGGATATAGATTATGAGATTCATCTCATTCAAGAGAAGATTGCAATTCAGAAGAAGTATATGCTTGAACTAGAAAAGAAAAATAAAGAAGAGATTGTTCGTAAGGAAAATAAGATTGTTGAATTGTCAGAAGATGAAGACAATAACAATAATGAGATTGCTCTTCTTAATTCTGAAGTCTTAAAACATTCTAAAGAAATGGAAAGGGTGTCTTCAAGTTCATCAAAACTAAAGAAGTTGAACACATACCTTGTTAAAATACAGTCCAAGTTAAATACATGTAATAAGAATCATAGTTTCTTTTTAGACAATAAAACATGTCCTACTTGTACTCAGGTCATTGATGAGTCTTTTAGACAAAAGAAATTATCTGAAGGACAAGAGGAGTTAGACAATTTTAATATCGGATTGGAAGATCTCAATCATGCTATTACTAAAGAGGAGGAGCGAGAAAATGAATTCAATAAATTATCGCAGACTGTACTCGGTCTCAACTCTGATATTACTCAAGCGAATTATCGTATCACGACAATTAGACAAACCATCCGTGATATAGAACAAGAGATTAAAGACTTAGAAAGTATAAACCCTGACAAGAAATCAGAGTTTGTTAAGTTGGAAGGTCTAATCAAAGATAAGAAATCTTATAGTGTAGATCTTGGCAACTCAAAGAAAGATCGTGATGTCCTGACAACAGCATCACAGTTACTTAAGGATAATGGGATAAAGACTAGGATTATCAAGACTTATCTTCCAGCAATGAATCAACATATTAATCAATATTTACAACGTATGGACTTTTATGTCAATTTCATGCTGGATGATAACTTTCAAGAGATAATTAAGAGTAGGTATCGGGACGTATTTTCCTATGACAGTTTCTCGGAAGGTGAAAAATCTAGAATTGATATTGCTCTTTTGCTCACTTGGCGTAGTATTGCTAAGCTTAAGAATAGCGTGGATACTAATTTACTTATCTTAGATGAAATCTTTGACAGTTCACTTGACCAACAAGGGGGTTCTGATCTAGGATGGATCTTACGTAACTTTGATTCTAACACTAATGTGTATGTGATCAGTCATAGAGAGCAACTTGAAGGTAAGTTTGCTAGAACTATAACCGCACATAAGGATAAAAACTTTAGTGTCCTGAAGGAGACAGTTGAAGAAGTGTCATAAGGGTGGTATACAAGCAGTCTCTTTCGTATATAATAATAGTATCAACACACGAGATACATGTTCCACCAACGCCAAGAAATCAGAGGAAACCTTGCTAGACTTCTAGCAACAGAAAACTTAATCGTTGAGCACTCTAATTGCAACACTGCCAGTTTTGATGTAGACCGTAGGGTCTTGACTCTTCCTAACTGGGACAAAGCAAGTAAAATTGTATATGATATGCTTGTAGGTCACGAGGTTGGACATGCATTGTTCACACCTAATGATGACTGGACAGACATTGCTGACTGCCCTAAAGATTTTGTGAATGTTATTGAAGATGCTCGTATTGAGAAACTTATGAAGCGTAAGTTTCCTGGTCTTAAGAAATCTTTTGTTGGTGGATATCGTGAACTAAATGATCAAGATTTTTTTGGTATTGCTAATGAGGATCTTGATTCTCTTACTTTAATAGACCGCATCAATCTTCACTTTAAGTGTGGTGCTAGTGCAATGATTCCTTTTTCTATTGAAGAACAATTATTTGTTTCTCGTACTGATCTTGCAGAAACTTTTGAAGAAGTGCTACAGATCTCTGTTGATGTGTATCAGTTCAGCAATATGCAAAAGGTTGATGAAACTGAACCACAAGAAACACTTCCATCAGGATCATCAGAAGATACTCAAGAAAATTCTGAAAGTGAAATTCAATCTTCAAGACCTGAGCAAAGTGAAAGTGAAGACGATATGGAATCAAATAGTTCTGCTCCTGCTCCTGTTGGAAATGAAGAGGAAGAACTAGAAGATGAAGATGATTATGATAATGAAACTACAGGAGGTGCTGGAGATCATTCTGAAACTCAACGTGCATTTGATGGTGCATCTTCACAACTTTCAAACCCTTATGCTTCAAATCCTACATATATCGAAATACCTGAAAATGTAAAACTAGATGATTATGTTGCTGATTGGACAGAAGTTCATGGATGGATTGATGAGCAAAAAGAAGATCATAACAACTATGATTTCGTAGATGAAAAGTATAGAGAATTTCGTAAACAATCTCAAAAGGAGGTAAACTATCTTGTTAAAGAATTTGAATGTAGAAAGTCTGCTGATGCTTACGCTCGTGCTGGTCAGTCTAAGACTGGAGTCCTTGATACTACTAAACTCCACACCTATCTTTATAACGAAGATATTTTCAAAAAAATAACTGTTCTACCTGATGGTAAGAATCATGGAATGATTTTCCTACTTGATTGGTCTGGTTCTATGCAAAGAGAGATTCTTGATACTGTTAAGCAACTTATTAATTTAACATCATTCTGTAAGAAAGTTCAAATTCCATTTGAAGTATATGCTTTCACTAATGATTACTATCCTGTTCGTCGTATTAAAAATGGACATGATGATTCATCCTATAATGACTATGATTATTATAAAACAAATGGTTGCGAAAAAAATAAAGTTTATCTTTCTAAAGGTCTGTTCCACTTAATGAATATGATTTCTTCTCGTTCTAATTCTAAAGATTATGAGCGTATGTGTCTTAATGTTTTTCGTGAAGCAGCATACTATGTTATGCACACTGGTTACAGACACACTATTGGGATAGGTCTTTCTGGTACACCATTAAATGAAGCAATCGTAATGCTTAACTACATCATCCCAGATTTTAAATCAAAGAATGATGTTCAGAAAGTTAATGTTTGTGTTCTTACTGATGGTGAGTCTTCATCAGCATCCTATGGTCGTGAGTATTATAACGAAGATAAGGATGAGTCTTATGTCCGTCCTCGTCGTATTTGTGAGGGTGTTTGCCTTCGTGATCGTAAAAGTGGTCGTGTGTATACTCAATTTGATGGATACACATCAAATACTAACACTTTCATTCAACAAATTCGTGATCGCTTCACTAGTGTAAATGTTCTTGGTTTCCGTATTATGCCTGGTTCAAATCTTAGTAGATTTGTTAGTAACTATGGTAATCAGGAATTCTATGAGGAAGTACAAAAGCAGTGGAGAAAGCAGAAGTCTGCTATTATTCCTTCACCCATAGCATTTACTGCTCTCTATGCTATCAATTCTAGTTCTCTAAGTGATGATATTGAATTCGATGTTGAGACTGGTGCTAAAAAAGCAGACATCTCACGTGCATTCAAGAAAATGCTTAAGAGTAAGTCCACTAATAAGAAACTACTTAGTTCCTTTATTGAGTACGTGGCATAGACCACTTGACAAACTGGTACACAGGTGGTCGCATTGACCACCAAATGCCTTATACTATATTCATACACAACAAAACACATCATGCCATTCGCTCCCGTTCCTGTTTCAACCGAAGACCTAGTTACATACCTTACTGATAAGGTTGGTACTGAGGTAAACACAAAAGCTTTATTTGAAGCATCTGAGCACTTCAACTGTTCTCTTGCTACTGTTAAGAAAAGACTTAAGACTTATAAGCAAGGTATTGGTAAGTGGAACCTAACTGCTCAAGAAAAACTTGAGCAAACTTTCAATGCTCCTGCTGCTACTCCAGCAATTGATCAAAACTTAGTACCTCAGAAAGATGATAACTTTGTTCCTTTTGGAAATTTTCCTGATGTAAAGAAAGTTATTCAATCAAAACAGTTTTACCCATTGTTTGTTACTGGTATGTCTGGTAACGGTAAGACACTTTCTGTAGAGCAAGCATGTGCTACTCTAAATAGAGAACTGATTCGTGTTAACATTACAATAGAAACAGATGAAGATGATCTCATTGGCGGCTTCCGCCTTGTTAACGGTGCAACCGTCTGGCACGATGGACCAGTTATTCAAGCTCTCAACAGAGGAGCTATCTTGCTCCTTGACGAGGTTGACCTTGCCTCAAACAAAATCCTCTGCCTCCAGTCCATCCTTGAGGGTAAAGGAGTTTTCCTTAAAAAAATTGGAAGATACGTCGAACCAGCGAAGGGTTTCAACATCATTGCAACCGCAAATACTAAAGGTAAAGGTTCAGATGATGGACGATTTATTGGAACTAACGTGCTCAATGAAGCCTTCCTTGAAAGATTCGCATTAACATTTGAGCAAGAGTATCCTTCACCAGTTACTGAGAAGAAGATTCTTCTTCGTGCTACTGCAGCAGTTGGTAAGCATGATGAAGCATTCTGTGAGAATCTTGCTACATGGGCAGACATCATCCGTAGAACATTCAAGGATGGTGGTATTGATGAAGTGATTTCTACACGTAGACTTGTACACATCGTTAGAGCATACTCTATTTGGAATGACCGTATGAAAGCGATCAAGGTATGTGTGAATCGTTTTGATGAAGAGACTAAGCAATCCTTTATCGAACTTTATGACAAAGTAGATGCTGATGTAAACACTAATGGAGAAGAATCCAATGACCAAACCGTTTGATGGATACCTAGGACACATCCTCTGTCTTAAGGACGGGAGGAGTGTCCGTATTATCGGGGATTGTGGTGATGAGTGGAAGGCAACACATAAAATTGATGTTGTTGACCTTGACGGAAATGAATTTCAATGCTATCATAGTGACATTGATCATGTTTGGAGTGAAAATTGAAGTACAATGAAGGTGAGATCCTTAAAGAGATCTCGGATTATGTGTCCAGCACCTATAGTGCTCACTACAGTAAGAATGGGATTCAAACATTAGATCTCATTGATTCTGTTGGTGATGCTGAAGCATTCTGTAGGTCTAACATTTTGAAATATGCTTCACGTTATGATAGGAAGGGTACAGCACGTAAGGACATCATAAAGATTGCCCATTACGCTATCCTACTTTTACACTTTAGTGACAAGCAAGCTAAGTCTAACCAGATTAACGCAAACAACCCTACATCTTTCTCAGTTGATTATGACAAGTAAAGTAACCCTATCTAAAAAAACACTAGATGTCCTCAAAAACTTCTCAACAATTAATTCCTCAATCGTCTTCAGATCGGGAAGTACAGTACGGACTATATCAAACGCAGAAAATATTCTCGCGAAATTCACTGGCGAGGAAAACTTTCCTACTGACTTCGCAATATATGATCTCAGTCAGTTTCTGTGCGGTATCAGTTTGTTTAATGATCCTCAACTGGAATTTACCAGTGGCGATTTTGTTAACATCCGTGGGGGTCGTCAGTCTGCTAAGTATTACTTTTCGGATCCTGAGATTACGTTAAAGTCTGCACCAGAAAAGAATGTAAACTTTCCTGGTTCAGATATTCAATTCAGTTTAACTGAACAAGATCTGATTGCTTTACAGAAAGCATCTGCTGTTTATAGTTTACCTGACCTTACATTCTTTGCTGAAGAAGGTGCAGAAACTATTAAGATTATTCTTAGAGACAAAGAGAATGATACCAGCAATACTTACGATCTTACAGTTGCTGGTTCTACCACTGGCACCTTTACTCTTGATCTTAAGATTGAAAACATTAGAGTCTTACCTGGTGACTATAGTGTTAAGGTATCTAAGCATTTGATTTCTGAGTGGATTAACCAGAATGTTGACTTGACCTATTACATTGCCCTTGAACCAGTATGAGCAAAAAGTTTCTTTGGGTTGAAAAGTACCGACCAAAATTAACAGATGACTGTATACTCCCACAGACTATCAAGGATGCATTTAAAGGATTCGTCGCTCAAGGCGAATTACCTAATCTCTTACTTACTGGATCTGCTGGTGTGGGTAAGACCACCATTGCAAAAGCATTATGTGATGAGATAGGTGCATCTTACATTATGATCAATGGATCTGATGAGGGTCGTTTCCTTGATACTGTTAGAAACAGAGTCCGTCAGTTTGCCACAACAGTCTCATTGACTTCTGGTGCGTCCCACAAGGTCGTCATCATTGATGAGGCAGATAACACAACCAACGATGTTCAACTGTCTTTGAGGACTGCTGTGGAGGAGTTCCATAGTAATTGTAGGTTTATCTTTACATGCAACTTCAGTAATAAGATTATTGAACCATTGCATTCACGTTGTACTGTTGTTGATTTCAGGATCAAACCTGATCAGGCAATGAAACTACAAGGTCAATTCTTTGATCGTCTTAAAACTATTCTTACAACTGAAGATGTTAAATTTGAAGATAAAGTTCTGGCTAAACTTGTTAGGAGGTATTATCCTGATTGGCGCAGGCTTATCAATGAGTGTCAACGCTATGCTGCTAATGGCTCCATTGACTCAGCTATTCTCGTTGATGTTGCTGATGTTAATCTTGATTCTTTGCTTTCGTCGTTGAAGAAGAAAGAGTTTACTAATGTCAAGAACTGGGTAGTTCAACACATGGACAATGATCCTAGTATGGTGATGCGTAAGGTCTATGATAACATCTATAGTGTTATGAAACCTGCTTCAATCCCTGAAGCAGTTCTTATCATCGCCAAATATATGCGTGACATTGCTGTTGTTCCCGATCAGGAAATTAACATGCTTGCATGTCTAACCG